AAGATGTGGACGATGAGGAACCCGATGGCCATGACCGACCAGATGATGGCGAACGGGGCCAGGACAATCATGATATCGTAGGTGCTCATCACGTGTACTCCATTTGCTTACTATCTGATCCTACCATGTCCGGCAGGAATGTACATGCCTTTTTACGTCATTTTGTGAAATTTTTGCCAGGGGCTGTCCACCGTGCCAAAGCCAGTGCCTGCCAGCAGGGTGTTCCACATGATGCGCTGGACCTCGCGGGAAGACCGGGCACGCTGGACGTCACGGACCAGGTTGTTAACCTTTGCCTGCTTCGTCTTGGTGTCCTTCAGGATGGCAATGGCCTTTGCCTGTGCATCGGCCAGCGGGAGGTTCTCGAGGTGGAGTTGTTCAGCTTGCATGGATCAGCCCTCAAACACGAAGATTGCGCAGTCACAGGCCAGGACACCGAACTCGTTGGCGTCGTGGTACGAGGTGAAGACAGGCTCGTCGCCGTCCTTGATGCCGAGGCACCAGCATTTGCCATACTGGCGGACCATGTCTTCCACGAAGGCATCCAGCTGTGCCTGCTCGTCGTCATCCAGACCGGTGTCGTCACCGTTGACCAGCGAGGACGCCCAGAAGGTGGGCAGTGTCAGTTCGATCAGTGTCATGTGTCTCTCCTTGACCATGATTCATCCTACCACAGTCACATGATATGTACATGCTTATTTCAAACTTTTTTTCGTTGTACTAAAGCAGGTGACATGTACACATCGAACCGTGTGCCATGCTCAGGCCGGATCGTCTGTGAAGTCGAACGATGCAGTGCTCCACCACGACGATAGAGTGGTGCGTGGACATTGTTTTTGCCAAGACGAGGACGGACGACCACACGCATACGTTCTACGTAGGTGCGATCACCATACGTCACCTGCTTGCCGATACCCTGCAACTCGAACAGTCGCTTCTTGGCATTGATGATGCTGGCAATACGCTTTTGCTCAGCAATGAGAGGGTCATTAAGATCGTAGACGGTGGCCACGAAGGCAGGGGAACGATACTTGCTCATGTGATTCTCTCCTTGTTGACTGTCTAATAGTACCACACTCACCGGGTGTGTACATGCTTTTTTTTTAAAAAACAATCTCTTCCTTGAGGCGAATGAGCTCACGAATCTCGTTAGTGATATATGAATCGAGATCAGCCTGCATGGTCATGTGGATCTCGTATTCCATATCATCACGCTCATCTTCGCTGCGGATGAAGTAGGTCACATCCACGTTCTTGAGAGCTTCCTGTGCGTATTCGATCAATTCCTCGAACCGACGGTCATAATCCATCTTGGCCAGTACACGGAAGTTCGCATCGACCAGTTTAATACCGCGGGAGAGAGCCTTCGTGTAGGCCAGGGAACAAGTGAACTGCATAACCATTCCTCCATTCGATAAAATCATTATACCAAGCCGGCCGAGGATGTACATGCTTATTTCGAAAAAAAATAAAAAAAAATCGAAAAAAAACGGTGTACATAGGCAGGAAACTTGATAGGATATAATAGAAGTCCGGGGAGAGCGGGGAGCTGGGAGTGTTGGTAGATCCCGTGTTCGGCATACAGGAACAGGTCCTCATTTCATTATACCACATCCCACAGCACATGTACATTATACTAAAGCGCTATGTACAAACTTTTTTCCCAGGGTATAATGGAACTATCAATGGTGATCCGGACCCTCCGGAGGCCAGTCATGCGCGCAGCACAACCCGGTGTTCCTCCATGCGAAACACTGTGGCGGCCGAGTCGTGCGAGCTCGTGTTCGGCATAGGAGAACAGAGATGCGTGAGTGTTCCTGCCCGTAGATCAGTGTTCCCTCAGCAGAAACACAGAGATGCGCGGACGTTAGCATTTACTTTTCCTCTGGTTTGTATTACTATCTAGGAGTGTCAGTGATGAATACAGCGTCTTATCTCTATCCCTATACACAGATTGGAGTGAATACTATGTCGGCATATAGTGAGCAGAAGACTCAGTCTTGGACTATCCATGATTATATTGAGGAGATGATCTATATAGCGGAGGTTATTGAGGTTCCGGGCATGCAGGCTAGGATGGCGGAGATCAAGAATGCGGTTACTAAGAAGTTTACTGCTGAGGAACGTGAGGCTGCTGGTCTCTTGTTCTAGGAGAGATGATCATGTATATTAGGTATGCATATGTAGGTCAGCGTGGGTATACGTGTATGGGTAGGTACAGGTCAGGTAGGTCATCAGGTCTACAGGTCCATAGGTACACTGGTCATCAGGTCCATTGGTCGATAGGTTTGCAGGTCAGCTGGTCCACTGGTCGTTAGGTCGACTGGTGGACTGGTTCACAGGTCAATAGGTTATCAGGTCTCGAAATATTTTTAAAATAAGCATGTACAGGTCCTCTGGTCGTGGTATTATCTTAATATGGAAAACGGAGTGATTCACATGAAGTTCGAGCGGTCACAGTTCAATTATGCCGGTGGTTACCTCACCTATGGTCAGGATCGTCGGTTCGTGGCTCGGTTCAAGCGTAAGGGCATGGTCACCAAGTCAGACTATGTCCGCCTGCTCTGCAAGTACTACGATACAGAGACATACTTCTCTCGCGTCAAGGACGAGGCACCCGGCCAGATCCTCATGAACGACGGCTACGTCTCTTTTGATATGATCAACAAGAAAGTATTGGTGGCAAAATGAGCGATACTAAGACTAACTGGAAACACCTCATATTCGTCGACCGCAAGAAATCAGGTCGAGACTGGTACAACACATACACGGGCTTCGAGTCACTGGAAGACATCGATGCCTTCGGCAAATACCAAGACGAACACAACTACGTCTACTTCCCTCGCATCACAGAAAAATGGGAAAAAGACGGCAAGTTCTACTGTACACTCAAAGTAGCCGACTCCTGCGACTGAGGCAAACCATGTACGCCATCGGACAAGACATCACCATCCAAGTCAAAGCCGTAAAAACCAACACACCCGGTCCCAACATCAACACATACACAGGCAAAGTCCTACCCAACCCACGCTGGGTCGGTCCAGACTGCCTATGCCTGTCCACAGGCCGCACCGACTTTCCATTCCGCATCATCGACCTCGACCGCATCATCGGCTCTGGTTACGTCAGTAATACAACTAAGACCGACCGTACGACCTTCATCGTCGCCGGCACCAAACCCGGATCCTCATACACCGTCACACGAGACGGCAAACACTGGAGCTGCACATGCGTAGGCTTCGGCTTCCGCAAAGACTGCAAACACGTAAGGGAATGTAAGTAATGCCCGGATTCAAGTCAAAACGAATGGCAACAGACAGACAGGGAGACGGTCCTATGCCCTTCCTCAGGTACTCTCTTACACGAGAGAGCGACGGCGCTGGTGACTCTGGTCCTATGTGCCAGATCCTCGATCCTGAGAGCTACACACCAGTCAAAGACGCAGACTACCCACGAGTCGGCTACGGTGTCCGTGTCGGGTCACCATACGCTCGCACGTACTCAGCACAAGACTACTGGCAAACTACACCAATCACAGAGATCATCGAAGAATACATCAACGATGAGGGCTACTGGACAGTCAAGTTCAGGACAAACAACTCGGTGTACATCTGGAAAGAATTTTGATATGAATCTAGACGACATACAGTTCATCATATCAGAGAACGAACGTCTTCGTAAGAAGTGTGATATGCAGGCCACGATCCTTCGTCGGTTGACACCCGAGAGCCATCCTGATACACTGTTCATTAGTGGTGTATTAGGTAACCGTGACATGAATAACATGCCCGAAAAACTGCTGGTCGTACCCGCATACGGCGTCGACTTCGCATATATCTATGAACGTACTGAAAAGACTACAGGACCGGAGTGGTGACATGAACGAGAAACCAGTTTTGATGCCAGTAATCAAAGGTATCGATCCTAATGTATTAGCGGCAGATATTTGCTCTGTTCAGCCTATGCCTTCAGATGCAATTGCTAATCTCTACAAAGAAGCAAAAAGCAGAGAAGAGTTGAAAGCAGAAGGTTACGAGCCTGTCAGTCCTCTTGGTTTGATGTGGATCAAGAAGGATAAACGTGATGGAAAATAAGAAAGACGATACCAAGATGGTTATTTTGCCTATCTATGACATTTCTTGGGATGAATGGATAATTCAACTTGAAGATGGTTCTGTCAAACGAATTACTCATGAAGAGTACAAGAAACTATATGTGTTCAAAACACGATATGATGTGGATTAAGAAAGATAAAAGTGATGAAATATGATCTATATAACGAAACAGACCTCAGAGTGATTGATCAGCGTATTGGTATGGGTATCGGTGGCTTGAATACAGTCATTCGCTTATATCATAGGCCGACAGGTATCGTCATTGAGATGCCTAATGTAACGCGCAGCCAGTTTGAAGATAAACGACTCGCGTTTGAGATGTTAGAATATGCACTAGCTGATAAAGCTCTTATATTGGAGTGAAGTCATGAAGCCAGAGATCCTACAACTAGCACTCGATACAGGTCTCGTCAATTATATCGACAACGAGACACCACGTCGTTACTTTATCAGCGGTAATGCAGATATGCCAGAGCTAGAAGAGTTCGTCGCTGCTATCGAGGATAAACACATCAAAGCATATGATCATCTGCTTGCTGCATACGAGAGACAGTATAAGAAGATGATGGAAGTGAAGGCATACCATCTTGATCAGAGAGACCAACGAAACTGTGAGTCAGAAAATCCAGACAGGATGTGCAGAGACTGTGACTGTTGGAAACAAACACGAGCATATTGCGGGTGATACATGAATAGACGATCGATGTTAGGATTGCTAGGTCTCGGCGCAGCAGCAGGACCATCGGTAGCACAAGAAGCATTCAATAGTATTGGATATACTAGTGGATCAGGAGTTGTTGTGCCTAGTACATCATCAGCAGAAGTTTATGATAAAATTGCATGTTGGACTCCAGCAGAACAACTAGCTGAAGCTCGTAAAGAATACGAGATGATCATGGACACCGATAAGTGGATTGCTGACTACATCGCCCGTGAGTGGGATGAACACATGGCTGGTTATAATCCTATTCGTATCACTGACATCGATTCTGATATTCGTAACATGAAATCATTCTCTGAATCAGCAAAGATTCGAATGCATATCAAACGAAAAGCAATGCGTCGACTACACAATAGCAGAGAGAGTATCGTAACACGCATCCAACGCCTGATGAAGGAAGTGTGATGGCTGAGATCATTGAGTTTAAACCAAAGATAAAGGATACGGGTCTGATCGATGATTCAGATCTCGTAGACACTCGTGTCCTTGATCCTAGCTCTCGCGAGTTCGGATATATAAATGGTAAGAAGGTCATGAAGCCTCGTACACAATACGAGTACTTGATGATTTGCAAACAGTTCCTGACTGTCGAAGACTATATGGACTTGTGCTGTGGAATCATGGATCATGACTGGTGTAATAACATCATGGATGATAAACTCAAACCGATAGTAGATTGCTACTACACATACAAGGTATAATGCCAGAGAGACACCAATATAAAGACGGCGCGACATCTGTTTATCGTGCCAAGTCCGGAATGGAAAACAGGATCACGACGTTTCGTTGTAATACTATCCTGCGTGACAGACTGTACGAGTATGCAGAGTCAATGGGCAAGGACCCATCGGCATGCATACGTGAAGCTATTGGTGAGTACCTTCATCGCCGCATAAGTAATACACCCATTATGCAAGCACCTGAACCTGCACCCGAAAGACCACGTGAATGGAGTGTTAAAAGATAACTATATACATTTCCTGAAAATTGTATATAATAATGAATGTAGCAAGGAGATACACATGCAGCGTCCCGGTAAAAAGCAAGCTATGACTCTTCACGACCACGAAGACAAAGTCTCGTTGGTCTCACTCATCCGTTTCTGCAATGATGCAGCTAAACAGCTCAGAGACTCCTCAGACGAGGCAGCAGCCCTTCGTTTCGAGATCCTCTCTGAATACTTGACTCATGACTTTAAGGGTGGCTATCTCAAGTACACCCATAAAGCCCTCGGGTTATAAATAAGATCATGCTTTATAAGCATGTTAATGTCGGTAAGTTCTACGATAAGTTCGTACAAGCTTTCTGGCTAATAATAATGTTGTTTTGGATGCCTCTGTTAGTAGGCTTATTCTTTTTAATCCAAAACATCTTTGAGTAATGTAACAAACTAGGAGAAAACTAATGCAAAAGACTATCGTAGCGGCGCTCGCTCTTCTTGCGTCGGCAGCAGCAGCTTCGGCTTCTGATCTACCTTCAAAGAAGGCTCCGGCTGCTCCGGCTCTTCCAACACTCGCACAGTCACAGTACTATGCTGGTGTTAATGTCGGTGCAAATTGGAGCGAAGATGCTCGCGTCTACTCTGGTGGTGCTGTTGCTGGCTGGAACGTCCTACCGTTCCTCGCAGTAGAAGGTACATATGACTTCTCTCGTCCACAAGCTAAGGTTGGTGGCGATTGGAATTACGGCAATACATTTGCCGTAAACGTTGTACCACAGTACAAGATTCCTGGTGCTGACGTTACCGTTTATGGTATCGGTGGTATCGGTTATCGTTGGAATTCTGTAACTGCAGATTATTCCGTTTATAACGTTGGTGTTGGCGCTAAGTATGAATTCATGCCAAGCGTTGAACTCGATGTTCGTTATCGTCGGATCGACGCTATCGAAAAGGCCAATCGTAATGCCGAAGATCGCATTACAACTGGCGTGAACTACAAGTTCTAATAGAACTTAAAAGGGGAGCGTCAAGCTCCCCTTACTTTTATTATGGAGACATGTGATGCATAATGGTTATGACATTTCATCTGGGTTTGTGCGAAATTTCTTTAAGATCTCGTTTCTCGTAATCATTTGCATTACTAGCACGCTTGGTCTCCGCACAGAACTTACAGCAATCCTCAACGACGTATTCATCGCTACATGGGTAGCAGTCACATGGGTCTTCGTCATGATTGGTGCTGCTGCCTATTACACTGCAGCACATGAAATCGATGTGAAGACACTGCGCGATTATAGAGAAAATATTCGCATGATACGCCCTGACCCAAAATAAATATGTACAAACTGTGCTACTATGGTAATATATAGATGTAACAAGCATAGGAGGCAAGCATGTACAGGTTTAAGGTTACGTATGATATCAAGCATGTTAATAAAAAAAGTGCTTTGTATGGTATACTGAGCACTGACCAGACTTGCAAGTTTGCCACCCTCCAGTCCGCCATTAAGTTCGCTAAGGATATGGAAGGTAAACGCACTAACAAGATTCAGGTCATTGGCCGTCCCATCATTGAGAGGATCTAAGTCATGAAGTATGTGAGCCGTTACAACATCCAGACTAACTGCTGGGAACTTGGTTATTATGATCACACCCGCTTCGTAGTCGTAGAGGTAAAGAAACATGCGTAAGATCCTCTTGGGTAGCTTAGCTGCCACCCTCGTATTACTCGCAGCTGCACCTGCATTTGCACAACATCACAGGCGTGATCATGGCTATCGTCAGCCACACGCTCGTCAGTACTATGCACCACCACGTCAGCACTATCATCCACCTCGTCAGCGTAATAACTGGGTGCCATATGCACTCGGCGGTCTTGCACTCGGGGCTCTTGGTGCTGGCTCATACTATTATTATAACAACCGTCAGTGCTGGGATGAGATGATTGGATATGATCGCTATGGTCGTGAAGTATTTGAAAGGTACTGCCGTTGAACATCGAAACTAAATATGATATAGGTCATAAGTTCATCGTGCCACGCTGTGTCAAGACATATGTGGTTGAAGAACTGACTTATGAGGGTGAGACTTGGCAACGTAAAGTCGATTCGTACGATGCTTACACAAAAGTCAAAGAGATCATCGCTATTGACGTGCATGTATATAAAGATAATGTACGTGTTACATATAAAGTAGTGAATGCAGGAAATTATGACGAACTCTCATCACACTACGAAGAGAGTTCTATCACAGATTATACTGAAGAAAAAGCAATGACTATTGCTAAATACTATGCAGAGAAAGGTGAAGAATATTATGGTAACTAATGTTGGAAGACGTGTACCCGACGTAGATTTTATGATTCGTGTACGCGATGAAAGTATTGGCGGTGATAACCCGTATCGTTGGGAGACAGTCAACTCACAAGACTTCTTTGCACAGAAGCGTGTTGTACTATTCTCTCTTCCGGGTGCATTTACTCCTACTTGTTCAACTTATCAGCTACCGGGCTTTGAGAAGAACTATGATGAGTTCATGAAGCACGGTATCGATGCTATCTATTGCATGTCAGTCAATGATTCATTTGTCATGAATTCATGGGCTAAAGCACAGAACATAGAAAATGTTGTAGTGATTCCTGACGGCAATGGTCAGTTTACTTTTGAACTTGGCATGTTAGTATCTAAGATGAATCTTGGATTTGGTGAACGCTCATGGCGATATGCAGCTATCGTAAACGATGGTATCATCGAAGCATGGTTCGAAGAACCCGGTATCTGTGATGACTGTGAGACTGATCCATACGGAGAATCAAGTCCAGAAAATATCTTGTCGTATCTTCGACAGAAAGTCTGAAGAAATATTCGGGGTTAGTTCAATTGGTAGAACAGCGGACTTTGAATCCGCATGTTGGTGGTTCGAGCCCATCACCCCGAACCATTAGGAGTTCATGATGTATTTTTATCGAAAGTACTTTCCGCTTGTTGCGAGTGCATATTCTGCCGCAATGTTTATCTACTTCACTTTTATGTCTAGTAATAAGTTCGATGCTTTTACATATGGCAATATGGTATTGATGTCATTTTGGGCAGGTTATTGTTGGATTGTGATTTATAATCAAGACACAGTAATTGATAACTTAACAAAAACTATTGCTACTGTCGCTGCTTCCTTAAAGTTGTTGGCAGAAATGGAAGAAGAAGAGGAAGAAGAAGAGAAGAAAACTTAATTACTTCTTCTCTGTTTCTTTCTCTTGTGCTTTTTTCTTTGCTTCATCAAGAGTCTTATACAATGCATTCATGTTCTTCTGACACTCAGTATTCTTTGAGTGTAACTCAACAAGCAACTTTGCAACTTGAGCATCCGTCAAAGTTTCAGGATTGGGGAAACGCCTTACATTCTGACAATAAAACATGGAACGATCTGGTACATAAACTTGCAGCTCAGTCTTCGTCAACACCTGAGGTGGTTTACTTGCACAGCCAGCAAGAGTGAGAGCAGCGAGTGAGGCAATTATTATTTTCATTTTACTGCATCCTTTAATCTATTCACTGTCTTCTTGAGGACTTCTGAAGCTGGTCTATCAACAACATCTTTAGATTCAACTACATCACCAACAATTGAATTCATCTTGTCTTTAAATTCTTTCTTGTCAGCAGCATTAGCCTCTTCTACTTCTTTTTGTTTCTTGGCTATATCTTCGAGTTGTTGTCTTAGACGTTCTTGGTCTTTTTGATTCTGTTCGATCTGCTTCTGGTTATATTCGTATAGGGCTTCTCGTTCAATGTCTTTGCGCCACTTGTAATAGAGACCGCTAAGGACACCGAAGCCAATTATACCGGCAGCTATATATAAGGTAAGCTTGTTCATTGTTAGTTCCTTTCACCCATACCACCTATTTATAGGAGTCACATCATGAAGCTTGAGATTGTTAGAGTAAATGAAGACGGGTCTGCTGATGCTACCGTAGAGTTTGATGCTGGTGAGATGGAAGCATTTGCTCGTATTGGTATATTGGCTGCATTAGAGACAGCTATGAAGTCTGAAAGAGCAAAAGCTCCAGATTTGGATTGGCCACCGGTCGATGATGAAATTATGCAGGATGAACCATGAAAGTTTATATTGGACCTTACAAAGGATGGACAGGACCTTATCAAATAGCTGATAAGATCTTCTTTTGGCTTGATCAGCACGGCATTTGGGCTGACGATGATCCTCGTCTTAAAAGATGGGATTATAAAGCTCATGATAAACTTGGTGACTGGCTAGCCAGCACATGGGTATCTGACTTTTGTAATTGGGTTGATAGTAAGAAGAAACGTAAGATAAAGATTAATATCGATCGTTATGATACATGGTCGATGGATCATACTCTTGCTCTCATTATTCATCCAATGTTAGTTCAACTTAAAGCAACCAATCATGGTTACTTCTCTGTTGATGAGGAAGATACACCTATTGAAGCTGGTGTAAAAGATGAATATGGTAGTGACTCAAAAGCAGAAGAACGTTATAATTGGGTCATGGATGAAATGATCTGGACTTTCGACCAACTTATTAACACTGAACGTGATATTGATCTCTTCTATACAGAAGAAAATGGTTGGGATTTAGAAGGAAGCAACAAATACAACGATCGTATTAAAAATGGATTGCGTCTTTTTGGCAAATACTACAGAGGACTTTGGGACTAATGAATACAAATAATATCGAAGAAATCACTGAAGCTATTATCATGGAAGCAAACACAATGTGTTGTGCTATGGGCGACGTAAACAATGCATTTGGCCTTATGATTAGTAGAGGTGAAGAGTTTAAGAAACACGGCTTAACACCAATTTATTACTTTCATAAGGACACTATGTCACTATCCATTGATACAAAAGAAAGAAAAAATTTTAGTTAATAGTTGACAATTTTTAGTTGATAATTATATATAGTAACGTGGATGCCTAATGGGTCCACTTTATATAACTCGCTTAATAGGAGAAAACATATGACAAACTGGCCTACATATAAGTTCGATCATTCATTCGCAGATCTCGATAAGTTCGGTAAGTTCTTCGTTGGTGCTGATAAGATTGCACAACGTATGGCAGAAACAGTAGAACATATCCAAAAGACTGCAGGTGCTACATTCCCTCCATTCAATCTCAAGAAGACAGACGACAATGTCTATGTCGTTGAGCTTGCTGTTGCAGGTTTTGGTAAGCAAGACATCGAACTTACACTCGAAGACAATAAGCTTGTCGTTAAGGGTCAAACAACCGTCGACACACTTACTGAAGACGGTATAGATGTTCAATACCTACATAAGGGAATCGCTGATCGTGCATTCACTCGTACATTCTCACTTGCTGATAATGTTGTCGTTAATAATGCTGCTATGGTCAATGGCATTCTTAAGATCTGGCTCGAGCACATCATTCCAGAAGATAAGAAGCCAAAGAAGATCGACATCACCGATGCCGCAGAATCTGCTAAGAAGTCAAAGAAAGAACTTCTTGTAGAAGACAAGTAATTATATTATGATATAATGTGACATGTGGCTGGTGGCAATAGCTCCTGGCCACATTTTCATTTAATACAAACTAAAGAAAGACAATACACATGTTAAACATATTAGAAGCCGCTGCCAGATGGGTAAGCAGTTATTCACTATACATGACAACAATATCACAGTTAAATGCATTATCAGATAATGAACTTAAGCATCTTGGCATAACAAGAGAGCAGATTATCTTTGAAGCTGCAAAGCATTTTGCGAGAGTGTGATGAAGATCTTAAAGTTTTTTTACGAACTTATTATTGAAACAAGAGATCTTCAGAACCAATGGAACTATAAGACTGGAGCGTTCTTAAATCATAAATAAGCCATGATGAATCCCTATATTATGCTCTGAAACGATATAGGAGATTAAAATGGCTTTAGTAACATTTGAACAGTTGAATGAGTTTTTTGAGGACACAAACGAAGACATCGTTCAAGCATTCGTAGATCCACTAAATGAAGTAATGGAATTCTACGAGATCAATAATCCAAAAAGAATATCAATGTTTCTAGCTCAGGTAGGTCACGAATCCGGTGGTCTCAGAGCAAGAAAAGAGAACTTAAATTACAGGGCGGAAACACTTGTAAAGGTGTTCCCGAAGTATTTTCGTGGTAAGAATCCAAACGAGTATGCCAAGAATCCAGAAAAGATCGCAAATCTCGTCTACGCAAGTAGAATGGGCAACGGTCCTCCTGAGTCTGGTGATGGTTACCGCTACTGCGGTCGTGGCCTTATCCAGCTAACAGGCAAAAGTAACTATCAAGCTTTTGCAACTGACATGAACATGGACCTTGCTGAAGCAACCGAGTGGTTGGAAACAGAAGAGGGTGCAGCGTGGTCAGCAGGTTGGTTCTGGGATTCAAGAGAACTTAATCAATGGGCAGATAAGGATGATATCCTTACTGTCACTAAGAAAATTAACGGTGGAACAATCGGTCTCGAAGATCGTAAGCATCATTATGAAGCAGCCTTAGAAATCTTTGGAGGTTAATGATGCCTAAATTCGGAACACCAGACGATGAACCAGTAGCAGCAAAACCTGCTATGGATCAGTTACCACCCGCTACAAAGGGTGCAGCTGCATCGATACAGACTAACTATTTTGATGCAGGTCCATCAAGACCAAGTGCATCACCTCAGATGTCTGAAGCAGCACAGCTTGCAGCTATTGAACTAGAAAAACAGAAGTGGGAAGCAGAAAACGGCAAACAGAACGAACACTGGATGAAAGCATATTGGCGTCCAGCGATGGGTTGGTTATATATGCTCATGTGTTTCTGTGACTTCGTTGCTTTCCCAATCATCGCAATGTTCATGCCACAATTCTTGAAGGGCATGACATACATCCCGTGGAAGTCAATTACACTCGACAACGGTGGATTGATTCATATGGCATTCGGTGCAATCCTCGGTGTTGCTGCATGGACACGTGGACAAGAGAAGATAGCTGGTAAACAGTAATTTACTTCTCAACTAAAATATGTTATAATATGCTTATAATTGAGCGCTTTGAGGTAGCAATATATGACACGTTTCTATACAAACTTCTACGCACGTGGTAATAAGATATATCTGCGTGGATATCAGAATGGCAAACGTATTAGTGAAGAGGTAGACTATCAGCCCTACCTCTTCATTCCATCTGATAAGGGTGATTACTTAACACTCGACAACAAAAAAGTTGGTAAGATCAACTTCGATTCTATGCGTGAAGCAAGAGATTTCGTCAAACAATATAGCGAAGTCTCTAACTTCAAGTTTTATGGTTTGACTAACTATCCATACGTATTCATCAACGATGAGTATCCCGGCCAGATCGATTATGATCCCGAACTCATCTCTGTAGTTACCATCGACATCGAGGTAGCGAGCGACGATGGATTCCCTGATATTAAGCAAGCATCTAAACCAATCACTGCTATCTCTCTTCGTAAGAATGGTCGTAGCATCGTGTTTGGTTGTGGGTACTATAAGCCAAAGTCAGATGACGTCATCTATGTCTTGTGTAAAGATGAAAAAGATTTGCTTGCTAAGTTTATCCTCGGTTGGAATCATCCTGACTGGACTCCAGATGTATTGACTGGTTGGAATGTAGAGTTCTTCGACGTACCCTATATCGTCAATCGCATCATCGGTCAGCTTGGCGAAAAAGAAGCTAAGAAGCTCTCACCTTGGAAGTTCCTTGATGAGAAAGAAATCATTGTTCGAGACCAGAAGAACCAAGCATTCGTTCCTGCTGGTGTAACCATCCTCGACTATATGCATCTCTATAAGAAGTTCTCATTTACTAACCAAGAGTCATATCGTCTCGATCATATCGCTAACATCGTTCTCGGAGAACGTAAGCTCGATTATTCTGAATATGATAGTCTATTGGATCTATACAAGAAAGACTATGAAAAGTTCATCGACTATAACATCCATGACTGCGTGCTCGTCGATCGTCTCGAAGATAAGCTTGGTTTTATCAAGCAGGTGTTCGCTCTTGCATATGATGCTAAAGTCAACTACACCGATACACTGACGACTGTTAGGCCGTGGGATGTTATCATTCACAACTACCTATTAGATCAGAAGATTGTTATCCCACAACAGAAGATCGAAGATAACTATGATACACTCGTCGGTGGTTATGTTAAAGATCCACAAGTTGGTATGCATAAGTGGGTCGTGTCTTTCGACTTGAACTCTCTTTATCCGCATCTTATCATGCAGTACAACATCTCACCTGAAACATTTGCTGGTCGTATACAGTTTCCTTCGATTGATTATTTGCTCGAAGGGAATTGGGAATATCGTGATGGCATGGTAGCATATGCTGCTAATGGTTGCACCTATCGTAAAGATAAGCAAGGTTTCTTGCCTCAACTCATGGAGAAGATGTATAATGATCGTGTTATCTACAAAGACAAGATGCTTGAAGCCAAGAAAAGATTCAAGGAAACGAAAAGCAAAGATGACGAAAAACTTGCATCGCGTTATCACAATCTTCAGCTCGCCAAAAAGATCCAGCTCAACTCGGCATATGGTGCGTTGGGTAACCAATACTTCAGGTGGTTCAACTTTAATCACGCGGAAGCAATCACAACTTCTGGTCAGCTATCGATCCGTTGGATCGAACAGAAGATTAACGCATACTTCAACAAGATGCTCAAGACGGATAATAAAGACTATGTGATTGCATCTGACACTGATTCCGTGTATGTTAACATGGGTCCACTCGTTGAGAAGTTGGATATGACAGATGATCTAGAGATCGTTAAAGCACTTGATGCATTCTGTGAACAGAAGATACAACCATACATCAATAAGTCGTATCAAGACCTCGCTGACATGATGAATGCATATCAACAGAAGATGCAGATGAAGCGAGAGAACATCGCTAATAAGGGTATCTGGAAAGCAAAGAAGATGTATATCCTCAACGTATGGAACAGCGAGGGTGTACAATATGAAAAGCCAGAACTTAAGATCATGGGTATTGAAGCAGTTCGTTCATCAACACCAGCATCATGTCGTGAGAACATTAAGAAAGCTCTCGACTTAATCATGAACACAGATCAGAAGACAGTGCTTAACTTCATTGAAGAGTTTAGAGAAAAGTTCTATAACATGGAGTTTGAAGAGGTAGCATTCCCTCGCAGCGTCAAACTTATCTACTTTAGAAAGAATGATGGTGGTGCTACATTCCCTCTGCACTATAAACTAGATCAGAAGTCTCTTCCAATTCAGGTTAGAGCGTCATTGCTTTACAATAAAGTAATCAAAGATGCTGGTCTCGAGAAGAAACACCAGCCTATTACAAATGGTGATAAGATTAAGTTTGCATATCTGGTTACACCTAATCCTATCACACGACAGGAAGATGTTATTGCCACTAATTCTGCAATGCCCAAACAGCTTGAGATTAATAAATATATCGACTACGAGAAGCAGTTTGACCGTGCTTTCCTTGATCCACTCAAGTCTATCCTTGATGTACTACATTGGAAAGTAAATAGCAAGAAAGTATCTACTCTGGAGGATTGGTTCGCATGAAGTTAAGCGATGATGATTTTGGCTTTAGTCTTGTATCTGAATCAGAGTTGAAAGCTCATGAAGAACAACTAAAGAAAGTAGTAGAGCAACAAACAAAAGTAGTCGAACAAAAGACAGCAGAAGCTCAAGATAAATTGCATGGACTCAGAGATATGATCATGCCTCTATTAGTTAACTTGTCAAAAGATCCAAGTAAAGAATATATTTTGTGGCCAGATCGCGCCGCAAAGATCCAAGCTTTTATAAAGAAAGTTAATACTTACGTAGACGGATGATAAACTATCTGGCACTCGCAGTAGCCTTAGCTCTCTCGGGTGTCTCCGGCTACTACTCAATTATAGGTCTCACAACAATATTTGCATCGGCATTTTGGCCAGTCGTTGTGATGGGATCTGTATTAGAAGTTGGTAAGTTAGTAACAGCATCGTGGTTATACAGAAACTGGAGACAAACGCCGTTTCTAATTAAAACATATCTAAGTACAGCTGTTATGGTACTCATGTTCATAACGAGTATGGGTATATTTGGATTTTTATCTAAAGCACATATAGACCAAACTGTAAATTTAAATACTGGTGCAGTAGATCAAATACAAATATTAAACTCAAAGATCAGTTTTGAAAAACAAAGTATAGAAGATTTAGATAAACAGATACAACAAATTGATGCTGCATTAAATAAAATGACTGATCGTGGACAAGCAGCAACTGCACTCAGAGCTGCTGACCAGCAAAGAAAGACGAGAGAATCACTCGTCAAAAGGAAAGACGATCATGTCAAAAATATTTCCGTTTACACCGAACAGAGAATCAAGCTTGAATCAGAATTTAAAAAGCTCGAAGCAGAAGTTGGACCAATCAGATACATTGCTGATTTGGTATATGAAGTACAGTCTACTGAGAATCTTGAGCGCAGTGTTAGGATGGTCATTCTTCTTCTTGTTTTCGTTTTTGATCCTCTTGCTATTGTTCTCTTAATAGCAGCAAATATTGGAATAACTAATCAAAAACGGTTTACAAAAGAGCAACAAATTGGTATACTAGAAATTGATAATAAAGTTCTCGATACATAGGAGTCGTTATGTCACTTAAAGATAAGCTTATTAAGAATTCAACTATTGACCTCACATCCACTTTGCTTGATAGCAAAGTCTTTGCAAAGAAAGATATGATCCCGACTCCTGTACCTATGATCAACGTTGCGTTGTCTGGTTCTGTTGACGGTGGCATCACGCCCGGCCTGACGATGCTTGCCGGCCCGTCTAAGCACTTTAAGACGGGCTTTGCTCTTCTTATGGCATCCTCATTTCTAAGGAAGTACAAAGATGGCATTGTTCTTTTTTACGATTCTGAGTTTGGCACTCCTCAGTCCTATTTTAGTACCTTTAATATTCCTTTTGACTCTGTTGTGCATACTCCTATCACCGACATCGAAGAGTTGAAGTTTGATATCATGGCTCAGATGAAAGAGCTTGATAGAAACGACCATGTCATGATCATCATCGACTCTATTGGTAACCTTGCTTCTAAGAAAGAAGTAGAAGATGCACTCGATGGTAAGTCAGTTGCCGATATGTCTCGTGCTAAGCAGCTTAAGTCGCTCTTTCGTATGATTACACCACATCTTTCATTAAAAGATATTCCTATGATTGTGATCAACCATACATATAAAGAGATCGGTCTCTATCCCAAAGATATTGTTGGTGGTGGTACCGGATCTTATTATGGTTCAGATAATATCTGGATCCTTGGTCGTCAACAGGAAAAAGATGCGGATGGTATCTCTGGTTACCATTTCGTAATCAACGTGGAGAAGTCACGTTATGTCAAAGAAAAGTCTAAGATCCCTATCACGGTCAGTTATGATGGAGGTATTAATCGGTGGAGCGGCTTATTGGATGTTGCTATTGATGGTGGCTACATTGTTAAGCCTAAAGCTGGTTGGTATGCTACCGTAGATAAAGATACTGGTGAAGTTAGACAGCCGAGCATGCGTGCAGGCGATATTGTAGATAATAAAGAATTTTGGACAAAGATGTTCCAAGATACAGACCTTGCTAAGTACATCGAAAGCACTTATAAGATGGCAGTTGGTTCAATCATGGAGGTTGAAGATGAAGACGCTGCATGAATATAAGGGAGTTGATAAACACTCTAATCGTAGTGCACTCGTAGTGCATGATGGAAATGATTATGGTGTAATCTATAAGATTGATGATATTGAAGAATACCGTGTATTCCCCGATCGATCTACACATTATGTAGAAGATGCTGCTGAGAATTGGGTATTAGGTGTATTCAATCTCAAGGACCTTAAAACTACTTACTAAGGAAATCGAATGGCTATTGAACAACTAATCTTTGGTAATCTTCTAACAAACGAAGATTACGGCAGAAAAGTTATACCCTTTTTGAAAGAAGAATACTTTCAGGATTATTCTGATAAGCTGACATTCAACCTAGTTGATGATTACGTTAAGAAGTACAATACATTCCCCACTAAAGAAGCTCTTATCATTGATCTATCTAATAAAGATGGTATCAACGAAGAAGTATTTAAGAAGACTCGTGATAAGATATCGGAGTTGAGTAGAGATGAGAAGACTGAAGTACAGTGGTTACTCGACCAAACAGAAAAGTTCTGTCAAGAAAAAGCCGTCTACAATGCGATCATGGCCTCCATTCAAATACTGGATGATAAGAGTGGGAAAGCCTCTAAAGGGGCCATTCCACAGATCTTATCTGATGCACTTGCAGTATCATTTGATACGCACATTGGGCATGACTTCCTTGAAGACTCGAATGCGCGTTATGAGTTTTACCACAAGAAAGAAACTCGAATCCCGTTCGATCTGCACTACTTCAATGAGATAACTGGTGGTGGTTTACCAAATAAGACACTAAACATTGCTCTTGCTGGCACCGGTGTTGGTAAGTCGTTGTTTATGTGTCACTGCGCTGCAGCTAATTTGACTAAGGGTTATAATGTTCTTTACATCACTATGGAAATGGCTGAAGAACGTATCGCTGAGCGCATCGATGCTAACTTACTTGATGTACCTCTCGATCAGCTTGAGATCATACCTCTTCAATCATATAAAAGCAAGATCGATAAGTTGATGGCAAAGACAACAGGCAAACTTATTGTTAAAGAATATCCAACTGCTTGCGCTGGTTCAGCAAACTTCCGTCATCTACTTAATGAGTTGAAAATTAAGAAGAACTTTAAACCTGATATCATCTATATTGATTATCTAAACATATGTATGTCTTCGAGGATGAAGTATGGAGCCAACGTCAATTCTTATACCTATATCAAGGCAATCGCAGAAGAGCTTCGAGGACTTGCCGTGGAGTTCGATGTACCTATCGTCTCTGCGACTCAAACAACTCGAGGAGGATATTCGTCAAGCGACTTGGGACTGGAAGATACATCAGAATCCTTTGGACTCCCGGCCACAGCTGATTTTATGTTTGGACTCCAAACTTCAGAACAAATGGAATCACAGAATCAAATTTTGGTTAAGCAACTCAAGAATCGCTATAATGATCCAGGGTCTAATCGTAGGTTTTTCCTTGGCATTGATCGCAGTAAAATGCGGCTTTATGACGTAGAGCAATCAGCACAGGAAGATCTTTTGGATGGTCCAAAGAATAAGTCTGTGTTTGATAATTCCAAGTTTGGTTCAGAAGATACAGAAAGAAACCTTCCAAAGCCAAAGTTCAACTTCAACAAAGAAATGTTTGCTGGATTTAAGTGAGGATATGTGATGAAGAACAATAAGCTTAATTATGTTATCGAAGGTTATTACACTATGTTTAATGTAGTTGAAACTTCTACACAGCAAGTCATTAGGACATGCCCTCTCTATTCAGATGCTAAAGCTTTACTTAGACATCTCAACCTTGGCGGAGGGTTTGATGGTTGGACACCAACCTTTATGCTAAAAAATTTTAGTATTCCAAAAGAAAAAGTCGGTGTTCAAGCATAAATAATACCAGATCCGTCTATGGACGGCAAGCATACACGTTTGTGTCTGCAGCACAAGTGGCAAGCTGATATCATCAGGATTGGAATTGACGGGATAAATGGTGGGGTTCCACCCGTCCGTGTTGCTTATAAGGCGAGTCGAAAGGCTCGCCTTTTTCATTTTATAAATATTCATTAAAAAGGTATAAAATGGACGATCCTATCCTCTTAAACATAAAAAAAGCTTACCCATCTGTAAAAGTCGACTATATGCCTAGACTTAGTACAGGCAACAAAAAGCTATACTCATTAAGAGGAATAGATAAAAATAGAGAAGTAGCTTTTAATAAGTTACAAGAACTATTATCAAAATTACAGATATCTTTTGAAGTAAAAGAATCTAAGTCTGTATCAAAAAACTTTCCATATGTCATCACTGTTAATTTTAATAATATACAATATCAATATACTACTAAACCAGATATGGCCGGAAGAATTAGTTCTGGCAGTATAGCACAAGATAAGTTTGCTGAGTTTGTTAAGTTATTTGGTGGTACCAATATTAGTACTGCCAAACCTGGTTCACAAGCTGCTGACGTTTCATTTCAAATTAATGGTGTACCGGAAGTAGCAGAAATAAAAAACTCAAACAACTTAAATAAGATAAATGCTTTTGATATAACAGTATACAGATCAGGAAAACAATCAGCAGCGTCTAAAGACTTAACTTTCGTAAATGATCTTATTAAAAATTTTACAGGTTATCCTACACTGGAAGATTATATAGATGAATTGAGAAAAACAGATATAACTATAGGTTATTCTGGAGATGTTGGAGTTAAAAATAAAAGTGGAAACTTACCAGTAAGATATTTTAAGTTTTCTACAAATTTAGATAAAGCTGTTACTACTCTTAAAGAACATTGGTATAAAGATAATTACTTTGTAATTGTTAATGGTAATAAATTTATAATATTCAATACAAATGCTCAGGGTCAATTATCTAATAATATCGAAAGATTAACTGGAACTAAGATACCTACTTTTAGTAGAACCAATTTAAAAGAAATTAGTTTTCAAACATATGGTGGTACAAGACCAGGTACTATAAGAATGCAGTTATCAGTGAGTATGACTTCACCAGTTTCTATTGATGTCAATCAATCTTTGCTTGATAAGATTAAGATAAATATCTAAAAACTAGGATTTAAAATGATAATTTCTTTCAATACATTTTTAACAGAAGAAACAGAAGATTCTGGATCTGGTAAAAAACTAAAGCACTTAACACATCTAGAAGATATGCCGATACATGGTGGTCATGAAGGTGTTGGTAATGCAGCCCAAATGCTAGATGATACACATAAATCCTTATTAGGAAAAAAGACAGACACACATATATCAACTAAATATGATGGAGCTCCTTCATTAGTATTTGGTTATCATCCAAAGAATGGTCGTTTTTTTGTAGCTTCTAAATCTGCTTTTAATAAAAATCCAAAAATAAACTATACTAATCAAGACATAGAAAATAATCATGGTCATGCACCTGGTCTTGTTAGTAAACTAAAAGATGCTTTACAACATTTACCAAAAGTAGCACCAAACTCTGGTGTATATCAAGGTGATGTAATGTATTCGAAGAAAGATGTTGAAAGCGATAAGGGCAAGTTTAGTTTTCAACCAAACACCGTAAAGTACTCTGTTGATCGTGACACACATCAAGGTAAAGCAATTAGAAATGCTAAGTTTGGCTTAGTAGTGCATACTAAGTATAAAGGAAAAAATTTAGAAGACATGGAAGCTACACCGCATGTTGATAGAGAAAACTTCTCTAATCATCCGGACGTACATAATATAGATCCAACAGTTAAATTTGATCCTTCACATTATACTCCCGAAAAGCAGAGAGAATATTTAAATCATATTGAGAATGCTAAGAAAGCGTATGGTAAGATGAAACCGGATGCATTTGAACCTCTGCGTGGACATGAAACAGACTTAGAAGCTCATATCAATGATATGGTTCGTAAGGATGGTGTAGCATCTCATGAAGGATATATGAATCATATTTCTAACAAATATGGCAAAGAAATTGATAAACTAAAAACTGATGCCGGTAAAGATAAAAAGAGACAAGCGCTGGCTGCAAAGTTAGAACATATACAATCTAATAAAGATAGCTTTACAAAAGCTTTAGAACTTCATCAACACCTTCAAAAAGCAAAAAATGTGTTAACAGATGTTATGTCGCAAAATACAGACTTTGAACATAGCATCGCCGGTCAAAAGACGGGACCAGAAGGTTTTGTTGCTCACAACAAAGGTAACATGGCAAAGTTTGTTAATCGAGCTGAGTTCTCAAAGATGAACTTACTAGGTTATGGTGCTATATCTGCAGGAAAGAAACAAGATGAAAAGGTTTAAAAACTTTATAGTAGAAGAAGAAACTAAACCGGTTAAACCAGTAGTTTTTTCTTTTGGTCGTATGAATCCACCTACTATAGGTCATGAAGTATTAGTCAATAAAGTAAAAGCTTTGGCTGATAAACATGATGCGCATCATGAAGTCGTATTATCTGCAACTCATGATAATGATAAGAATCCATTAACTCCTGAACAAAAACTTATGCATGCTAAAAGATTCTTTCCTGATACAAATATAAAAGTTGCATCAAAAGCAGAACCAACACTTATACACCATGCAAAAAGATTAAATAATGCCGGCCATGATCACATGATCATGGTAGCTGGCGAAGATAGAGTTAAAGAATATCACGATCTTCTTCATCGTTATAATGGAAAGCCAGATAAGTCTGGTAACATACCGTTTAGTTTTCACAAAATAGACGTAGTATCAGCCGGTGCTAGAGATCCTGATGCTGAAGGTGCTGAAGGTATGTCTGCATCTAAGATGAGAGAGCATGTTAAAAATAACAAATTTAAAGAGTTTAAAAAAGGCATTCCATCTCATGTGAAACCAGAGCATGCTAAAGAACTCTTCAATCACGTAAAAGATTCTCTAAAAAAGCCTCAGACCGATTAATTTATAAATACTTATAAACTCATTATTAGGAGCTTAATATGGCTAAAAAACTAAGAGAAATCCTTGAAAAAGTAAAAGAGCCAACAGGTGGTCTAAAGAATGCTTGTTGGAAGGGATATACTGCAGTCGGTATGAAGATGAAGAATGGTCGTAAAGTTCCTAACTGTGTGCCTGTAAAAGAAGAAGAGATTCAAGAGTGCAATGGTAACTGTTCTTGTGGTTGCAATGAAGTTGAAGAAGATAAGAAGGGTCACAAGAGTCCATCTGGTGGTTTGACACAAAAGGGCAGAGACTATTATAATAGAACTACCGGCAGTAACTTAAAAGCACCCGTAACTACTCCACCTTCTAAGCTCAAGAAGGGCAGTAAAGCAGCAAATCGTCGTAAGTCATTCTGCGCTCGTATGGGTGGTATGAAGAAGAGACTAACGTCTGCTAAGACAGCAAGAGATCCTGATTCGAGAATCAACAAAGCGTTGAGAAAGTGGAATTGCTGATATGGCTTCGAAGCATGTAATGAAAGTAACAAGTACAGAAGCTGTGGTTAAGTGTTATGTTACTGATTCTAACGGCGGTGTTGTAGATATTAGTCTACAAAATGATCTGACTGCTGCTAATCAAACTTTCGTTAGTTATAGCACTGCTAATGTTGGTATCCAAGAGATATATTGGGGTGCAAAGAACAACAAGCAGATTGATATAAGTAGAATATCAAATGCTGTTGCTAATACTGTACATGGTCATTATTATCTAAAAGATACTGGATCATATGACTTTGTCGGATTTTTGGATGTAGTATATGCTAATTCAGATATTAGAGTTGAAGGCGATGGTCCTTTTCATGTAATTTTAAAACTGAGAAAAACTTCAGGTTGGTCATAAGGAGAAAATAAAATGGATACGATTATTTGGATTGTTTTGATTGCAATTGCCGGTCTCGCTTTTTGGAAGTATGCATGGCCAAAAGCTGATGTAAATCAAGATGGTAAGGTTGATGCAGCTGATGCAGCTGCTGCTGTAACTAAAGTTGCAGATGTAAACCAAGATGGTAAAGTTGATGTTGCTGATGCTGTAGAAGCAGTTAAGAAGACAACACGAAAGACAAAAGCAGCTGCAACTAAAGTAGCTGAAAAAGTAAAGAAACCAAGGGCAAAGAAGAATGGATGAGTTAGAACAGGCTTTAAAGGAAGCATTAGCTAATACTTTTGCTTTCTATTTAAAAGCTCATTATTTTCATTGGAATGTTGAGGGAGTAGATTTCTCTCAACATCACACTTTTTTAGGTGGATTGTACGAAGAAGTGCATGGCGCAGTAGATGCTATTGCTGAAGGTATTCGTACTCTTGATATCTATGTTCCCGGTTCATTCTCAAGATTTAAAGAACTAACATCTATTCAGGATGAGACTACTATTCCTAGCGCTGTTTCTATGATGACAAGACTCAAAGATGATAATGAAAAAGTTTTAGATTCATTGAATAAAGCATATGAACTAGCTGAAAAAGCTAAGAAGTATGGTATCTCAAATCTTATTCAAGCTCGTATTGAAGCTCACGAGAAGCATGGTTGGATGCTTCGTTCTATTATAAAGGCATAATAAAATGGCTGACTATAAAAGTTTAGAAAACAAAATCAGAGATATAGTCGGCAGACCCTGGACAAAAGATCCTAAGCAAGTTCATCATAAACAACAACAGATTCAGAAGAAAATTATCGACGAGGAACCAGACATGTTAAACAATAAAGCTCTAGGAATCCCTGATTCCGTTGTTGAAGCAGCCAAAAATATTGGTAAAAAAACAGAAGTTGTAATTAATCCAGATTACAAGCCAAGAATGGATCAGGAAGAAGAGCTTGTTGGTAAGCAGCATAAGATTGATGCTAATAAGAATGGCAAGATCGATGCTGATGACTTTAAGAAGTTAAGATCAAAGACTCTTAAAGAAGGCCCACCAACATCTTCTGATCCAGATTTTGCTGCACCTCGTGCTGCTGGTTCACCATCAAATCCTGATGAAATTAAGTATAAGCCTGAGCCCAAAAAGCCTGAGCAAAAAAAGCCAGTTCCAGTGCCACCAAAGCGTCCCTCTAACTTAAACACCGAGGGTTATTCTGGTGAACCAAGTCAGAAAAGAGTTGTCTTTACTGGATCACCTAGACATACTTCAAAGAAGGCTGAAGATTATAAGAAGCAAGGATATGAAGTAGAAAGAATTAAGAAGGGTCCAAGTGGCATCTTTGGTGATAATTCAGAAAAGCACACTTATTCTATGGTTTATAAAACTCCTGTAAAAGAAGAATCTAAGCCAGATTATCTTGACTTTGATAAAGATGGTAATGAAAAAGAATCAATGAAGAAAGCCCTTAAAGATAAGAAGAAAGTTACTAAAGAAGAAGTAGTTTTTTCTGATGAAGAGCTAGCAAGACTAGAAAATATTGCCGATAAAGAAAATGTTCAAGAATTTGTAAAAACTTTAGCTCCTGCAGCAAGAGCAGCAGCAAAATCTGCTGCTGACGATATGTTAAAGGGTATAACAGGTGGTGGCAAAGTTCCACCTAAGCCGCCAACAGGTGGCGGCGGTGGTGGCGGTGGTGGTGGCCGCATACCAGGTCAACCAGATGCGCCGAGATCACCGGGTCCATGGGAGCCAAAACCTTTTAATCCTACTGCCGCTTCTAATGGTACTACTGCTGCTTCTAGTGGTACTACTGCTGCTTCTACATCAGCATCAAGTCTAAAAGATAAAATAAAGAACTTAGCGACTAAAGTAGTAAATGATCCTAGAGCTATCTTAGGATTACAGGCTACACACGATGTGACTGCGCTTGCAACGGGTCAAGATGCAATGTCACAAGCGATGAAAGATGCTGAAAAAAGAGAAAAAGAAGAGAAGCTCAACAAAGATATTGAAAAATCAAAAGCTCCTACTGGATCAGTAAAAGCAGAAGAAACATTATTTTCTGATGAAGAACTAGCAAATTTACAAAACATTGCAGAAAAAGAACAGATTGATGAATTAGCTCCTCTTGGATTAGCTATTGGTGCCGGAGCTCTTGCGCTTGGAAGAGCTGCAGCTCCTACAATAGGTAGAGCATTAGGTGGTGCAGCAGCTCGTGGCGCAGGTGCAGCAACTAGAGCACCTAAGCCGGCTCCAGCAGCACCACGTGGTAGCGGTACTCGTGGATTTGAACCAGATGTCTTACCAAAGCCAGCTGAAGTTCCAACTATTCCAAAACCACCAGCACCAGAAGTACCAACACCAGCTCCATCTACTCCGCGTCCTGGTCCTGCTCCTACACCAACACCGCCGTCTCCTACGCCTGCACCTTCAACACCAAGACCAGGTCCAACGCCGGCGCCAACAACACCAAAGACACCAGGAAAGCCGGGCAAGTTTCCTAAGATAAATCCAAAAAATCCAAATTGGAGATTGCCTGACACTAATGTTCCTGATCTAAATCAAGATCCTAATCCTGATTTAGATGATAAGACAAAAACAAAGCCTGAACCAGATACTGGCCCGAGTTCAAGCCCAGATCCAACACCAAGAACTGATACTGGACCAAATGCACCAGATCCAACTTCAACAAGACCTCCAGTTACACCACCGGTAACACCACCTGTTTCTGCTCCACCTCAAGACAGAAGTGGTCCTGGATTGTGTAAGACCTGTGGTCCACAAACATATGTTAGAACATATGGTAGAACAGAACCTAGAGTTGGAACACCATCAGGCATTCAACCACAAATGAATTCTTATCAACCAAATGGCGATCATATTAAAGAATCAAATCTTGCTGCTCAGATAAGAGATGCAAAACCATCTTTAACAGGTCATATTGAAGTTGACGTTGGTGGTGGCAAAAAAGTAAAAGTACCACACAGAAAAGCACAAGACTTTTTAGGCAGCTATCATTCTAAAAGAACACCTGCTGAAAAAGACGAACACGAAAAAGCTTTTAGAAAAGAGATTGGTGGTTAATGCCTCTAATAGTAGTCAATCAACAGACTGGTTCTAATAATCAACAGGAAGAAATTCCTGTTGATCAGCCTGTTGTACAACAAGCAAAACCATTACGTGAGCGTGTCGTTGTCCAGAGAAGAACATCTGCCGATCCTATTCTTGTTGTTAATGGAAAAGAAAAAAAGATTGGTAAAAAGTCACAATATCTCTTAGACATGATGATTATAGAAGAATAATAAATAATAAAAACATTTTAGGAGGATATCTAAATGTCACAATGGAAAAACGACGATAGCGCAGCAAACTCAGTACTTTGGGGCGTTAGCGGTTATAAGGTACCAGCAAACTCTGCAAACAGAAATGCATTCTTTGGCAATACAACGGCCGATGCTCTCATTACAGGTATTACTGTAGGTCAGTATGGTGTTGATACTGCAGAACTTAGAGCAACTCGTGCAGCTTCAGAAGCTCGTCCAGCTCACGCCGGTTGGGTAAACAGAATTGAAGGTTCTGGTGGTCGTGCAGGTCGCGTCCAGCACGAAGTTCTTGTAGCTATGGGTTCAATGTCTGGTGACGCAGAAGATGCTGCATTCCCAGATTATAAGATCTCTATTACAACTCAGCCATCCGGCAATACAGCCAATACAACTGCTGCTCAACAGGCTACATTCAGAGTAGTTGCTACATCAGTACCTGCAGGTGCAACTCTCGCATATCAGTGGACATATGCAAACGGTGATTCACTCGGCGCAGGTGCAAACGTTGGTGTAACGACTGCAGCAAACTTAGTTGTAAACTCAGGTGTTGTAACAACCAATACAAGCTTCAAGGTTGCAATCTCTACAACTGGTGGAGATACAGTAACATCTTCGAACGCCGTATTGACAATTACAACTTAATAGTGATTTAACATGACAGATAATGCCAAGAAGACTTCAGAATTACCTACGACCAATAATGCCGTAGCAAATGATAGGATAGTTATACTTAAGGATCCAGCAGGAACACCTTCTACTAGAACTATTAAAGTATCTGATCTTCTTGGCAACTCTGCTGCCAATGTTGTTGTACAGCAAACAACACCAGCAAATAGTACCGCGCTCACAGTAAAAGCCGGTACTATTTTTTATGATAATTCTTATCTTTATGTAGCTACATCGAATAATAATATCAAGAGAGTTGCATTAAGTACATTTTAAATTTAATGATAATGAATATTGAAAAAATAACTGATGACAACTATTTTATATTTTGCGCAAGACATTATGATAAACAATGTCATAGCACTGAAGAATTTATAGAAGATTTACAAAGAATAAAGTATATTAAAAAATTAATAACAAGATATGAAGAAACAGGTGAACTAAAAGAAAGATTGATACTTAATCATTTAATTATATTATCAAATGTTTTTGGTCCTGAAATAGCATGTAAGATAATTTTCTTAAAGATGAAAGACCAATTAAAATATTTAAAGCCTTTTATGATACTACTAAATATATTACCAAGTAGATTATACAATGTTGGCGAAGAAAAAATAATTAATACCGACATAGTCCCTATGGACATGAAAATAGTAGAAGCATTAAGGAAAATCTGATGATAAATGAAGTTTCTCCAGAATTAGTTGGTAAAGTTAACAAGGCAAGACTATCTAAGCCAGCTAAAACTTCTGCTGCACAAAAGACACTTGACAAAGCTGTTAAGAAAGCTTGGTTGAAATCATCAGTTGGTAAGATTAAAGAAGACTCCCCTGTTCCTGCAAATGTTACTGGACCTGCTGTACCCGGTACTGGTGATGATCCAGCAACATGGGTCAAGGGAAAGAAGAAACTTAGATCTATCTTAAAAAGAAAAGAATTAGAAGAAAATAATGATATTGATAGAATCAATAAAGTAACTGATTATATTAAAAGTATACCAGCAGAAAAAGACAAAGTAAAAAAATTACCAAACGTAAATGATATTCCTTCTGATAATCCTGCCAGTAAGTTGTTTAAGGTTAAAGAAGAAAAAGATTATGAAGGCCAAATGGCACGTGCTCAGCTCCAGATAATAGCAAAAAGAGCAACTGCTTTAGCCGAGATGATGACAGATGAGATGGAACTTGAAGCTTGGGTACAAAGCAAGATTACAACAGCAGAAGATTATGTAACTACTGTTCATGACTATATGACTACCAGAAAAGAATAAGTCATGGCTGAAGATAAAAGAGTCGATAGAATCGAGCAGACTCTAGAAAAGCTTGCCGACGTGCAAATTGATCTAACAAAAATGCTAGCAGTGCATGAACAGCGAATCCAAAGCTCCGAAAAACACGTGTCTTCTATAGAAGATATAATAGAACGTCGTCGTGAAGAATCAGATATCAAATTGAGAGATGTATACGAAACAATGAGAAGTGAAGACAAGAATATCATAGAAGAAATACATAAACTCAGAGACGAATCAACAAAACAACACCAAATACTTACAAATAAGATAGCTTCACTTGAGAAGTATATTTGGATGTATATTGGTGGATTCACCGTAGTTAGTTTCGTAATTACACACAGTGATAAAATCCTACGTATCTTAAAATAAGCATTTACATAGCTTCTTAAATTAGTTATAATCTTATCCATGCACACTGATAATGGATAATGTAATGCAAGCTACGTATTGGTTAGACCAAAAATATATCAATCTAATTGCTTTTAGACTAGAAAGATTTAAGCAGAGGAACAACGGTTATAACTTCCGGTGTCCACTTTGTGGTGACTCTGCTCGTAGTAAATCTAAAACTCGTGGTTGGATCTATCAAGAGTCTGGTAAATATAAGTTTCATTGCTTCAACTGCAACGCTCATTCTGATTTTCCTATCTTTCTTAAGAAGATCGATGCTCAGCTATTCTCCGAATATAAGATGGAGTCTATGGCCGGTAATAAGACTGATGAGCAAGTTGAACTGGAGACTTTCGTAGAGAAGATGAAGAAACCTGTCTTCATGAAGATGGGTCCACTTAAAGGATTAAAGAAAGTATCTCAGCTTTCTCCAGATCATAGGGTTAAGAAGTTTGTTGAATCTCGTAGAATCCCTAACCCATTCCACGCCATACTTTTTTCCTGTCCTAATTTTAAGCGTTTTACTAATGACTTGGTTCCTAACAAGTTTGATGATGATTCTCTTGCGCGCGATGAGACTCGTCTTCTTATACCCTTTATGGATTCTAATAAAAATGTGCACGCCTATCAGGGTAGAGCGTTGGGCAATTCAGCAGTCAAGTATATTACTATCATCCTTGATGACAATGTTCCAAAAGTTTACGGACTTGATCGCGCTAAGTTTGATAGGGATGTATACGTCTTTGAAGGGCCTATTGATAGTATGTTTGTTCCTAATTCTATCGCTACTGCAGGTGGTGACTTGGTATCTGCTCTTCGCACCTTTGATAAAGATAAGCTTGTTATCGTCTACGACAATGAGCCTCGCTCTAAGGAAACTGTCAAGAAGATAGATAAAGCAATTATGCAAGGATATAGAGTATGTATATGGCCTGAAAATTTAGAACATAAAGATATTAATGATATGATCCTCGCAGGCATGTCATCTGAATTTATTGAATATATAATAAGACAGAACACTTATCGTGATTTGGCAGCCAAATTGGCACTTACAAAATGGAGTAAAGTATGAACACCGCTAAGATTATTGCCGTTACTAATCCGACTATCTGTGCTTCTAATGATCCTGAAGCACCTTATATTACAGTCGATGAGTTTATTGCATACGTTGCTCGTGTAAGTAACCCATCTAACCAGATGAATACATCAACTGCACCAAAACTTCTTCGTTATCTCGCTAAGCATAAACATTGGTCTCCATTTGAGATGGTTAACATTGTGATGGAGATTGAGACTACTCGAGATATTGCTCGTCAGATCCTACGTCATCGTAGTTTCTCATTTCAAGAATTCTCACAACGTTATGCTGATCCAACAACAGATCTTGGATGGTTTGATCGTAGACAGGCTCGTCTTCAAGATCTTAAAAATAGACAAAACTCAATTGAAAATGATAATGTTGATCTTCAAAATCAGTGGGAATCATATCAACGAGATGTAATTCGTAAAGCTTCTGGTGCTTATCAGTGGGCAATTGAAAATGGTATCGCAAAAGAGCAGGCTAGATCTGTTCTTCCTGAAGGCTTGACAAACTCTCGTATGTATATGAATGGCACTCTTCGTTCTTGGATTCATTATTGTCAGCTTCGCATGGGTGTTGAGACACAAAAAGAGCATCGTGAAGTAGCCACTGATGCTTGGTATCAGATTGTAGAAAAGTTCCCATCACTGAAAGATGCACTTGATCTCGGAGAATAATTAATGCCATTTTATTTGAAGAAGCCTATTCCAATTGAAGCTAGAGAAATGACACCAGAAAGTATAAATGAATTAGTAGAATGGTCAAATGCTTCAATCGTTAAACACGTCGATGGAACGCCTCGTGGAATGATGGTTTGGACTTTAGAAGGAACCATGACTGGCAGGATGGGAGACTATCTGTGTAAGGGCGTAAGAGGAGAGTTTTACTTCTGTGCTCGAGAGATATTTCATGAAACATACACTTTAGTATCGGAAAAATAATGGAAGAACAACTCTTAACAGCCATCGACTATAATGAAAAGTCTGGCTACAATATGATGATTGTATGGGATATTGGTCGTAGATGTAACTATGACTGTACTTATTGTACTCTATACATGCATAACTCTTGGTCACCTCACGCTGAGATGGAAGAGCTAAAAAAGACTATGAAATATATTGATGAATACTATTCAGTATATAAGTCTTTTCATAAAGTCGACTTCATGGTAACAATTAGCTTTACTGGCGGTGAACCTACAGTAAATCCGCATTTCTTTGAATTTGTGAAATGGATCCATGAAACTTATCCTAAAAAATATAGACTTAGCATGACTACTAATGCTACTTGGCCTTTAGACACCGGTGATAAGATCTTCAAATTGTTTAATATGATAACAGTTAGTTATCATACTGAAGCACATCCTACATTGAAAGAAAAAGTTGTTAAGAACATTCTTCATCTTCAAGATATTGGTCAACGTTTTAAAGTAAACGTTATGATGCATGCTAATGAACAATATTTCAATGAGTGTGTAGATCTTATGGAAAATGTTCTTGCGCCTCGTAAGATTAGTTTTATTCCAAGAATTATTGGTGAGAGACTAGAAGAACAAAAGAAACAAGAGATCGATCGCAAGAAGCAAAAAGTAATTACAAGAAGCAAGATTCACGCTTATACGCATGAACAAGCTGCTTACATAATGATGTATTGGAACAAGAAAAATCTTGAACTTACAGATCATGCTTTTTCTAATATTAAAACAAGCAATCTTAGTGTTGATGAATCTATTCAAGGATTCTTTGATAGACTGCTTAAATCTAAAGAAGTAGAAGTTGAGTCAGTAGAAGAATTTCTTTCTAAAGAACCATTAAATGTTCAAAAAGAAATTAAGAAAATAGAGAATAAGCAACAGGCTGTTGCTGAAGTTTCTATGAAAGGTAAAAATAAAGAAGAAGTTCCTGCTGTTCTAATAGAGCAAGGTGAACATTCTAAGAAAAAAACTTATACACTTATAGATAACACTAATGCTCCTGCAAAGAAGAGCATTGAAACAGCAAACTTTGATTTTAATGCTAAGTTGGATAAGATCAGAGAAGCTCGTAAAAATTATGAAGATCCTTTAAATATTGTTAAACCTGTTGATACTCTCTTAAAGTCTAAGTTTGAAGAGGGTAAAGTTGTTGGCCGCTCTATTGGTAGAATGTGTTGTGGTGGTAGAGACTTATCATGTCAAACAGTACATTCAGAAAAAGATCAGTGGGATGAAATTAGATTTGCCAAGAATACTAATTTCAAAGGCTGGAAATGTATGATCAATTGGTTCTTTCTTCATATTGAACAAGAAAAAGATATTGTTTTTCATCATCAAACATGTAGAACAAGTCTCAATAGTGTTGAAGAACCTATCGGAAAAGTTAGTGAGTTTCCAAAAATCATTGCTAAAGTCAAAGAGCATTTATATGGTAATTTAGAGATTCCATATATCACTTGTCCACATGATCTTTGTGGTTGTGGCATGTGTGTTCCAAAAGCAAAAGATGAAGAAACGGCTAAGAAACTTTTTAGCAAATATGTCAAATATCCAGTTGAACCTATTATGGAACCAACTTTAACACCTGACCCTGAGCTATTGAGACACATGAAAGAGATGAGAGATTATAAATAGATCGGTAACAGGAGTGAATCATGAAGAAGATAGCATTAATATTGTGCTTATTTTCTTCTGCTTCTTATGCAAGTGAACTGAGCTTTGGGTTTAAGAACCCATCTTTTTCTGGTGTCGGCTATTCGTCTCATGTCTTAACTATTGATAACCTTGAACAAACAAGGAAGCAGAAGATAATAGAAGACAAAAAGACGGAGGCAGCCAAAGCTGCAGCTGATGCCAAGAATACTAACTTGGCTAAGTTTTTAAACAATCTTGAAAGTAGAATCTATGCAACGATATCTCAGAATATCGCTGCTGAGTTATTCAAAGAAGGCGGAGCCACGCAAGGATCTTTTGATATAGGTGGAAATAATTTACAATGGAACTCTGATGGAAGTACTATAACATTAAGAATCACAGATCCCGGTGGTAGTGTTACGCAAGTAGTAGTGCCATACGGGAGTTTAGCATGGTAAAGTATGCATTTTTAATGTTATGTGCTTTAGCTTTAGCTGGATGTACTGGCAGCAAGATAACATCAAGTAGAGATTTAGAAAATCAATTTGATAAAGCTGAAGTAATTACTACAAAAAGATTCAACGAACTCATAAATATGCCAGCAGTGGCCACTGATCCTATACCAGTAGCTGTATACAAATTTTCTGACATGAGTGGCCAAAGAAAACCATCAAGTAACTATGCCAGTTTGAGTTCTGCAGTTACACAGGGTGGTGAAGTCATATTGATTAAAGCTTTACAAGATGCTTCTAAGGGTAAGTTCTTTAAACCTATCGAGAGAGTAAGTCTTGATAACCTTGTTAAAGAAAGACAACTTATTAGAAGTCAACGTGAAGTATACGAAAAAGAAGAAGCTAAACCTCTAACGCCACTAATAGTTGCTGGTATCATGATAGAGGGTGGTATAGTTGGTTATGACAGCAATATTGCAACTGGTGGTATTGGTGCGAGATATCTTGGACTTGGAGCTCAACAAGAGTATCGCAAAGACGAAGTAACCGTTATGCTGAGATTAATATCAATTAGTACTGGTGAGATATTAATATCTAGTGGTGTAACTAAGACTATCTATAGCACCGGTGTAAGTGCTAACGTATTTAAATTCGTTGATGCTGGTACAAGATCTGTTGAGTTAGAAGCAGGCACTTCTATAAATGAGCCTACAACTTATGCTGTTAGGTTGGCTATAGAGACAGCTGTAGTTGATATGATAAAACAGGGTGCTCAGAAGAAGTTATGGAAGTATAAAGAAGCAAATAAAAAGGAAAACAAGAAATGAAAACAATCACAAGAATGATGGCGTTTATATCATTCTTGGTTATGTCAGGTTATGTAAATGCGGCAAATTTAATTTATATGGATCAGATCGGTGATGGTTCTACTATAAACATCACTCAGACTGGTGCAGGAAACGCAGTTGGTTCTTCAGGTGTTAAGTCAACGTTTACTGGTGACAATAACACTGTAACTATTGAACAGGTTGGAAATAATAACGTAACTAACATGACTGTTAGTGGTGATGGTGCTACAATATCATCTATCATTAATGGTAGTTCAAATATTCTAAACTTGGAATGTGGTGCTAATGGTGGTTCTTGCGGACCGTCAACAATCACAAAGACTATTACTGGTGATGGCAACCAAGTAAATCAAACAACTGATACTCTAACAAATACAACAGTAACTATCCAGTCAGATAACAACCAAGTAAATATTACTAGCACATCTACAGCAGTAGCTGGCACTAAGAATACTGTTGATATCTCTGGTGGTAGCGGTAATATTGTGGACGTAGTACAAGCTGGTACAGCATCGACTGTAGGACATGAAGTCGATCTAACAATAAATGGTGCATTAAACACCATAGACTTTAGACAGGGTGGAGCAGTTGATTCTAAGATCGTTACTACAATTACTGGTTCTAGCAACGCCGTTACTATTAAGTCCAACCACAACTAATGCAGCGGTTGGTGAAGTAACAGAGCAGACTGGTCCGACAGAGATCAAGAGAAAGACTGAGGTAATTCCCGGTGCTTTGCAGCTTGGTGTTGAGATGCAAGACGTCATCACCACAGCTAATGCAAAGGCCGGGATAACCTTTAAAGATGATACTAAAGTACAGATAACAGAACATAGTAAATTAGTCATTGATAACTTTGTATATGATGGAGAGAAGAAGACTGGAAAACTTGGTATCAAGATGGCTCTTGGTACTATCAAGTATGCATCTGGTCAAATAGCTAAGAACGATCCTCAGCAAGTATTAGT